TTACCCGTTCTGTGCGGATCACTTTCAGGGCGCTGCTCACCAGTTCCAGTTGTTCTGCGCTGACTTCCCCCAGATAATCCAGCTCACCGCCACACTCCGGGCAACAGCTTTCTTCAGGCTCCAGGCGGTATATCTCACGGGGGAGATGTGCCGGTAACGGACGACGATGGCGCGACTGTCGCAACTGGCGGGGAACCAGTGGGTCATCCTCACGCCCACTGTAACGATCGCTTTCCTGCTCGCGTTGTTTCAGCAGGGCTTCAGCCTGTTCAACCTCACGACGCAGTTTTTCAGAACGGGTTCCGAACAGCATCCGGCGCAGTTTTCTATCTGAGCCCGCAGATGCTCTATTTCTCGCTCATCTTCTTCGATCTTTTCTTCGGCACGTGCCAGTTGCAGAGCGCAGGAAGGCCTCCGTCTCTTCAACCAGACTCAGTTGCTGGTCTTCCTGACGGAGGGCTTCAGCCTGCTCAGAGAGCAGCCTTTCCAGCTCAGCGATGCGAATGAGGTATTTCTGACTCATGGCCGTTTTTATAATCCGGCCCGGCGTTTTTTACAACATTGTCAGTGCGTTAAGGCGGGATGTTTTTGGCTGACGCCAGTCCAGCTTATCGAGGAGCATTGCCAGTTGCGAGCGGGTAATGGATATCTTACCGTCACGCACCGCAGGCCAGATAAACTGACCTTCCTCAAGGCGTTTGGTGAACAGGCACAGACCATCAGCATCAGCCCACAGGATTTTAATCGTGTCTCCCCGTCGGCCACGGAAGATAAACAGGTGACCGGAGAAGGGGTTATCATCCAGCACATGCTGTATCTGCTCCCCCAGACCGTTGAAGGATTTACGCATATCAGTAACGCCGGCAACGAGCCAGATACGGGTACCTGATGGGAGTGAAATCATCGTCCCTCCCGGTCAGCTCACGGATCAACACCGTGAGCAGCTCTGGTGAAGGATTTTCCAGCATCATTTTACCGTAATGGAATTCCACATGGCAGGAAGCTGCACAAGCAACTGATAATGCCTCCGGAGCAGGAGCATCTGTAGCACAGCGCGGGGGGTCGATAAGTTCCACTGGAACCAGAGTCGGAGAGGCCGGAAAAGATTGTGATACTGTAGGGCCTACAATAGTTGGAGGCATTCTACGAGAAAATACGTCCTTCTCTTTGCCAGAGGCGTAGCCATTTAAAAATCAGGTTGTTATCAACGCCATGTTCCCGGGCCAGTTGTGCAACATTGGCATTTGGTTTCGAAGCCAGTTCAACCATATGAAGTTTAAATTCATTAGAAAATATCCGGCGGGTTCCGGAGCGCCAGTCTGTAGGTTTATCCATCAATAGAACTCCGTCTAATTTAGAAGGAGCTCTAATTTAGTCTGCAAGGAGCAGGTGTTACAGACGGCATTGGCTTTACGCTTACGATTATTCATACTTCGTTTCTCCTCTTGATCAGGCGGCTGCACCCGCCGTTTTCTCGTACTTACTGATAGTGATCTCGACCTTCCCTTCCGGGATAACCGGTCCCCACTCCACCAGCATTCTTTTCACCTGACTGTCGTCTTCCCACACCCCCGCGTGGGTCAGGGCGTCAAACAGCGCCTTGTTATAGTTGTCCAGATCGCGGATCCTGTTATCCGGAGGAAACAACACGATCTCCACTGAAGCAGGTGCCGACGTTGGTTTCGGCAGACGACGTAACTGCTCAACTATTGCTGCGCACGCCGCGCTCTGGAATTTTCGCCCCGCCGCGCTTATCAGGCTCTTACCAGCAAACGCCCCTTTGTTGGGGTGTCGCCAGTACGTGTTCACGCTGGGCGGAAAAGGCAGGATCAGCTTCATACTTTCAGGCCCCTCTCATGTAACCAGTGGGTTGCACGCAGCCTTGCGTTTTCCTCACCGGCAAGCAGTGAGCGGATAATCCCGACCGCCTCGCTGTCGTCGTCCTTCACCGCGGTATGAAGCGTGATGCCCCGGGCCACGCCACGCTTTATCGTGATGACGCCTTTTTTCTCCAGTGCGCGAAGATGCTCCACCGCTGCATTCACTGAACGGTATCCCAGCATGGTTGCCACCTCCTGATTGGTTGGCGGGAAGCCACGTTCTTTCTGATAAGAAATCAGCATATCCAGCACCTGCTGCTGGCATTGAGTTAACGTCGTCATGCCGCCATCTCCCTGACCAGTTTTTCTGCCTGCTGGCGAACCTGCGCCAGAAAGGCCTCACCACATGCCTCAAGTTCATCGCGCCCGATGTAGCTGATTGCCGGTCCCTTCCAGGTCTTGTCGAAAACAGCAATAGCACCAGCGAAGAAAGCGCCTGTCGGCACCTGCTTCTCATCCTTCGGGATAAACCAGGCAGGCAGTTCAAAACCAATACGCCCGCGAATAAAAGCAATATGATCTGCATCTTCCGGCCACCACACTTCGCTGGTGGCAGCTTTGATCAGGAAAACATAGCGCCCGCCTTTATCACGCATGGCACTGGCATGCTTCATGATGTAACGCATGCCGGTGATGTATTGCCCCTCATGCTGGCTGGCGCGGCTGTATGGGGGATTACCAAAGGCAGCACCTTTAAGCTCCGCAAGGCGTTCTGACCAGTCATGCGCCAACGCGTTGTCTTCCGCCGTGTAATACGCAGCACATTTGGCGTTATCACCGTCAGTAAACAGATCCAGAACAAACGGGCCAAACAGAGTGTTAATTCCCCAGAAAATGTTGTCCGGCGTGCGCCACTGATCGCCCACTTCCTTCAGTTCATGGGCTGGTTTGTTCCGCAGTTCCGCCAGCGCCTGGCAATATTTATTACTCATTAAGCCCCCACGTAATTCCCTGAGAGATACCACTCTTCACCTGATGCAGCCCGCTTACTGCTTTTCCGTAAACACAGTTCACGACGTGCCAGAAAATTGTTTCGTTCTGGCTGGGAGTGGCTTTCACGGAATGCCGCCATCCACACCGTTGCAGCACGACGGTATAAGCCCCTGGACTCCAGTTCTTCCGCCTGGCGGGTCAGGCACAAAATCACCCGCGGGTCGTTAGTGCCGACATAGAAATTGCGCACAGGTCTGGTTTCACGAACTGGTTGTGGTTCCGGATCCTGCGCTCTCTCAGTCAGGCGCGGGAAATGTCTGTGTGTATCTCCTTCACAACGGTGAGCCACACGCCCACTCTGACGTAACTTGCTTGCTGACTGCAGAACGCGCTGCCGTGAGTAACCTGCAAAAGCATCCGCAATGTCTCCGGAAGTACAGCCCGGATGGGCTTCAATGAATTTCTGAACGTCATTCAAAAGACTCATGCTCACCCCCTGAATCCTGCCGGGATCTGGCTGTAGTCCACATTGTCGTAACTGGCTTTGAAGTACGGGTCTTCGCGTTTTTCTGTGTACGTGCTGACGGACGGCGATAAGCGCAGGGAAAGCTCATCCCATTTTTCCCGCAGCTTCGACGGGCTGAGCACGTTACGGCACCAGAACGGATCGCGGCTGACGCGGCTGTACATCTCGCAGATTTGTTTGTGAGTACGACCATCCTGCACACACATCAGGCGAATTTCGTTTGCCCAGGCTGTCCAGTTCGGTTCTTTGGGACGAACCACCTCGCCGTCACATTCGGCAGCCTGCTCGTACAGGGCGATGATTTTTTTCCAGAGCCACTGTGCGCAGGTCAAATCATCCTGCGTCCCCCACTGGCGCTTTTTAGGGCTGAATACAACCGCATCAGGATGGCGAGTTAAAAAATCCTGTTCAGCCGTCTGCGTGTCCGGTTGCGAAGCGTCCGGACGAGAAGGTTTTTTATCTGACGGATCATGTTTTGATTTTACTGACGGATCCCCGCCAGATTCTGACGGGTGAAAACCCGCTTTTTTGCCAGATTTCGACGCATCAAATTTTGACGGGTCAGATTTTGATGCGTCAGATTTTGACGGGTCAGAATCTGACAGTTGAGAAAATGCCGCTGCCTGAAGCTTCGCAACGTTAAGCTGATAAACATTCGACGCATTGCGGTTACCCTGGCGACGCGCCTTACGCGTTAACCAGCCTTCTGCTTCCAGCCGTGCGATAGCCGTTCTGACGGTACTCATCCCCGCGCCAATCTGACGGGCAATGGTTTCAATTGATGGCCAGCACACACCTTCGTCATTACTGAAATCAGCCAGGCGGGCCATAATTGCCACGCTGGATAACTTCATGCCTGATGCAGCGCAACCATCCCATACATAGCCGGTTAATTTAGTGCTCATGACCGACCTCTATTTCCCTGAATTTACGACGAAACTGTTCGAGCGGACTGAAGCATTCATGCTCATAACCTTCGCGGAGGTAGATAACCCGTTGTGTTTCCGGCTCCCAACGAATGACTCTGACGGGCACTCCGTAGTGATCTTTGAACCAGCGGTTAACTTGTCGCAAAGGACTGTCTCCTTCTGCCGGTTGAAATCACCCACAGCCCACTCTGCAAAGCTGTGGGTTACAATTTCCCTGTCACCTGGTACATTCACTGCATAGCAATATTCCACCTTCGCTTTTCCACCCGGAACAGGAAGCGCAATCAGTTGCGAGCGACGGTAGTGTGTTGTTAAACTGTTCATGCGTTAGTTTCTCCACAGTCACGACACGCCACGGCGCCCGGAGCTGCACACTCGCGGGCGTCATTACTTTCTGAAATGCAAAAAATTTTGTAGACCAGTGCTGCATGCTCCTGCAGCTTCGAAATTGAGAGGTAGAGCTCGTCATTAATTGCTGTCTTCTCATGCGGTTCCACTACACCGTCTTCGATTGCTGAACGAATCTGTTTTGAATAACTGCCGATCTGTTCAATGACTTCCAGCAGACGCTGGTTAATATCGGCGTTGTCCACATCCTCGACGTCAGGAAGAGACACAAAGACGCCATTTGCAGACTGCGCCACAGCATCAGCAATGAAGTGAGTTCCACCAGCACGTTGCAAAATCATTGCCCATCCCAGCGGGAAAATCTAATCGCCATCGGCACGAAGGCGGTTAAATAATGCGTTCTCTGTTACATCCAGCCAGTCAGCAGCTTCAGCGTAACCCCCCGGCAACGCTGCGATAGTTTTTCTGACAGCTTTCACGTACCACTCAGGCTGTTTGTCTACTTTCCAGTGATGCTTACCCACGGTTAGCCTCATCGTTCTGTGGTTTCTGTTAATCGATTTATCCATTAGATTTTTCATAAAGCTCAGGTTTAAATGGCAACCGTCCGCAAGTTCTATATGCAGCTTCTGCTGCACGTCCTTTTGGAATTAACTGGCCCGGACGGTTTCGCCACTGATAAACGGCTTCAGTTGTTATGCCGAAAAAAGCAGCAACTTTCTCAATACTGCCGAAGTAGCTTTCGATATCGTCAGTTGTCATACGCCCTCCAAACTAAGTTTTATTAGATGCTAATTACAAATCTATCTTTGGTCAATAAAAACTAAGATTACTTAGTAATTAAAGAAATGGTGCTCCTATGGAAACGGTTGGTCAGCGTATAAAAGCTCTGAGAAGAGTTACCAGAACGTCCCAGAAAGAATTGGGTAAATTTTGTGGAGTAAGCGACGTTGCTGTGGGGTACTGGGAGAAAGACATCAATACCCCTGGTGGGGAGGCACTTTCGAAATTAGCGAAGTTCTTCAATACGTCAATAGATTACATTCTTTATGGTGCTGAGTTTGAAGGCAAACTCGTCACAAACATGCGCAGAGTTCCTGTAATATCGTGGGTTCAGGCTGGGCAGTTTACTGAGTGCAGGGCAGCAGAAGTGTTTAGTGAAGTGGACAAGTGGGTAGATACATCATTAAAGATTGGTGATAACTCATTTGCATTAGAGGTTAAAGGTGACTCCATGACTAACCCTAATGGCCTCCCAACAATACCAGAAGGCGCAACAGTGATTGTAGATCCAGATGCAGAACCTCGTCATGGAAAAATAGTCATCGCTCGACTTGATGGAACAAACGAAGCTACAGTAAAAAATTAGTCATCGATGGCCCTCAAAAGTTTTTAGTGCCATTAAATCCTCGGTATCCCAACATCCCTATCAATGGTAATTGCCTTATCATTGGTGTAGTCAAAGGAGTTCAATACGAACTCTAAGACCTCTCTTCTCTAACTAAGGCACCGAACTAAGAAAAGTTTGGTGTTTTCTCTTGCCATAATAACTAAGTTAAGTTAGATTTTATGTCAAAGATAACGAACAGGCAGGACGCCCACGAAGTAGCCGCCTGGGGCATATGAAGTCCAGGATGATTCGTTAGCAACAAAAAAGCGCCCTACAGGACGCTTAGCTCTTTAACAATCTGGTCCCCATCAACAAGTAACTGATAACTTGAGGAGATGTGAAATGCACAAAACAGAACCCAAAATCGTCGCGCCTGGCTACACAGATGAGGAAATTTATGAGTGGATGACAAAGAAGCTGGCAGCTATAAACCAGCTTCGTGAAGTGCTGTCTTATCGACAGGAAACAATAGACTCCTTAAAAAAACTGGATCAGGAAATCACGGTTTTATCACAGGATGTTACTTTAGATATTGTGCAGACAAATTAGGATCCCATTCATTTTCGTCAAAATCATCAAAGTGATGAATTTGTGATCTCCAGTCTCGATAATCTAAAAATTTCTGGGCGGTTACGCTTATTTTATCAAGTGTGAGTTCATCCTGAATTGAAAGAAGAAGTTCATCAAATTTCATCTCATTAATCTGTTTTGGCATCCAGTGATGCTTCATCAGAATAAGGTGAACCAGAGCCTTTTTCCCATTCAACTGATTATAGGGAGTGCCGAATTTCTTCCGGTGCTCATGTAAGACAAGGTCCAAAAGAGTAAGTAATGTTGCCCTTGATTCAACTTTGCTTATTTCGACTGATGACACTACCCCACTGATTTCAATGCCCCGATACTTTCCAACATTTTCACAGTGGGATTTGTACAGCGTATAGATATTACCGGACATTTCTTTTCCTTTTGCGTTGTTGGGGATAACCAGATTAACCGAATCCTTGTTGTTGGGGAATAACCAGGTCCACCTCGCCTGATGTGGCTAAAAGCAGGCACATAACAGCTAAGTATTTTCAACCAGAGAGAATCCTTAGCGTTGTGGTGAATGCGGCTCAGCGCACGCGGGTTAAGGTTGAGGCTGACAGTCGACCTTCTGTGGATACCCACCCGCCTGGTGTGCAACCTTCGCCAGGCACCGGGAGGCACCCGGCACCACAACTTTATGCTGTGTGTAGTCTTGGCGGTACCAGCTTGTACCCTTGCTTCCGGCTGGTACCGTCCTTTTTACAAAACAGAGAAGAGCATCACCGGACGACGGGCTCATAACCCAATCCATCCGGGCGGCAGTCACCGCAGGTGTTCTTCTCTGTTTTGTGGAGAAACTAACCGACCTTGCAGGGTCGATATGATGAGGAGCAGCAAAATGGCTAGCGAACGCAGTACTGATGTGCAGGCATTTATCGGGGAGCTGGACGGCGGCGTATTTGAAACCAAAATCGGCGCAGTTCTCAGTGAAGTCGCTTCCGGTGTGA